ATTACCTGGAATAGTTACATCATCTCCATCAACAGTCAATTTAGATGATGCTCCAGTTTGAAGATTAATTTGATTATTACCAAAAGTAATTCTGGTATTTGTTTGAGATGCTCTTCTTATATTAAATACATCGAGACTACCACTGAATGTTGCAGTACTAGATACATTAAGTACATCTAAATCAGTTTGTCCGTCTACATCTAAATTATTTGTAATCGTAACATTACCATTCGGTATATCAACATTCTGAGTTGAATCAATATCTATAGCAGTTGTGCTATTTGTATCTAATTTAAGAGTATGATTACTGTATGTTCCTACTCGTCCTTCCGAATTTTGTGCATAAGCTAATAAAACACAAGTATTTGTTGTATCCTCTAATCTAATTGTTGGTGATGACGCAGTTTTAATATGTAAGTCAGAGGTTGGAGTATTGTGTCCGATACCAAGCTTTTCATCTATTACTACACGACCCTTCATGTGAACCGCTGTAAGAGTTTCACTTCCCTCAAATATCCATCCATCATTAGTGTTTGGTATTATCGAAGCATCAGCATGTTTATAAGTTATCGTGCCGTTTTGAGCATAACTACCACCTGCATGATCACTAAAATTAATCTTTGCTCCATTAGCATTATTATGTGAATGAATTACTAATCCAGCATCGTTAATAATAGTTGGTGCTGCATTAAAGGTAACAGTATCTGTAGTTGCATCTCCTAATGTAGTGTTTCCATCAACTGAAAGAGTGCCTCCAAAGTCTACTGATAAACCAACACTTAAACTTAATAATTCTGCATGGTTTCCATCAAATGTTGTTGCACCTAAAATTCCTGATGAAGAATTAAATGTTAGATTACTTCCACTCTTAGGTGCTAAATCACCAGTCGCAGCAGTTACAAACAATGGGAAGCAAGTAGTATCACTTGACTCATCAGCAACAGTAACAGTCGAAGCGTTTGAAGATGCACTTGGACTCTGCCATGAAGGAGCGTCATTACCATTACTGGTCAATACTTGACCTGATGACCCATAATTACTTGCTCCCTCTATTGCGATCGCTCCAGTAGATGTGATGCGAAGTCTTTCCCCCATCGAAGTATTAAATATCAAATCACCAGAATTAGTTCCTTTATATTCTGCCTGAATTTCTGCTAGGTTTCCAGTTCCTGGAGTGGAATTAAAAAATATACCTGCTTTATTACCAACTGCACCACTTGTGTAAATTGAAATATTACGACCACCAGTTGTGTGAGGTGATACGGTTAAAGTGGATGATGGAGTTGTTGTGAGGTCAGTTCCGATACCGACTTTACCAGCAGATGTGATGCGGACTCTTTCTCTAACTGTTCCATCAGATTCTTGTCGAGTTCCAAAAGTAAGTGATGTGTTTTTATCAGTGCTTTCGGCAACACTATGAATGGTTGCCTGACATGTGCTGGTGGAGTTAGTAGATGCGTTTTGAAGCAATATTCCTGTATTATTGCCTGAATTTTGGAAATATCCTGTTACTGATGAAGATGTTGATGATCCACTATAAGAAGTAGAGTTAGTATCTGATACATGGAATTTGGTGCCTGGACTAACAGTTCCGATACCAAAATCACCATCGTTCTTTATGACCGCCTTTATTCCTGATGTGCCACTATTACAAGTACTAAATTGAATATTAGTGTTTCCACTGTCTGAGAATGCTACTATATTTAAATTTCCACTACTTCCACCATAATTAAGTTTAGCTATCGAACTACTACCTGAATTACTATCTCCAAAAAATATCTCTCCACCCTTAACATGCAATTGTGCCAGAGGATCAACACCTACACCCACTTTACCATCTGATTTGATGCGAACTTTTTCTGAACCCTTGGGACTGAATACAATATGTCCATTAGATGAGTTACCACTTCGTATTGACACCGCAGGAAGGTTTGAACTCTCTGAACCTAACTGGATACCTGCTATACCTGATATTGGAACACCACCTTTAGCAACTGGTGTGGTGCGAACATTACCACTTCCATCAGTTCTACCAAGCACTAACTCACTAAAGTTTCCAGAGGTGGTACCTTGTTCTAGTTTAAGAGTAATACTCTCATTACCTTGACCAGCCACATGCAATTTACTATCAGGTGCATTAGTTCCGATACCAACTTTACCATTTGGTATGTCAACATTTCTATCATGATCAATATGAAATGCTAAATCAGCATCATCAGTACCTCGCATGTAGAGTTGAAACTCTTGACTACTTGCAACATCATTTTTATCAACAGTAATTCTTAAATCACCATTACCTGGTGTTCCAAATTCATGCAAAGCATTATTTGATGCATCATTCAATTGTAAAAGACTAACACCACTAGTATTGTTAATTAATACATTACCCTTAAATGTTACAGTTCTATCACTCCCAACTGTCATTGCAAGAGATGGTCCACCACCAGTATAAATGTTTAAATTATTACTTGAGTCAGATATTAATCTTGAGTAACTACTGTTACCTGAGTGTTGAAGTCTTAATTCAGCAGTGGATCCATATACAGTTAATAAACCACCTGGATTATTAGTTCCTACTCCAACTAATCCTGTTGATGTGATGCGAAGTCTTTCAGTTGCTGAGGCACCAGTGCGGAATACTGTATCACCAACAGTATTCACTATATGGAATTGATGATCATTAGCATGACCTTCACCGTAACTTAAAATATAATGATTTGAGTTTGCAATATTTGTTCCTCTTATATCAAGTTTTGCAAAATTAGAAGCAAACGAAGTTGTGACAAAAGATGTCGCAATACCAGTATTGGTTATTCTACCATCAGCTCCGATGCTAAGTGTTTCTGTACCTTGAACTTTAATTACTGCAGAACCAGTTCCAGGTGTATTGAAATTAACCTTAGCATTAGCATTTGTTCCTGAAGGTGTTATCTTTAAAGCATCATTAGCATCTGGAACCTTTAATTCAAGTTGTCCAGTATTATGGATGCGAAGTCTCTCTTCCTCCACCGCAGGACTACCTGTTGAAGCAGCAGTCTTAACACGACTAAAGACCAATGCATTTCCAGACTTTAAGTTTTTAATCGTGAAACCACAGTCAGAACCATTTGCATCCTGATGGAATGCACTTAAGAATATACCAGCAGATATAGCACTCGACTGTGCATAATGAGAGTCAACTGCTAACCACGCTTTTGTATGTGTATCTGTAGTGTATCCAATAGAACCAAAATAATGACCATGTGGAGAAAAATATTCATTCCTTGTTACTGGTGTTCCTGTTACTCTTAATGTGGCACCTTCAGTTGCACTATCAGCACTTCTCGTTCCAATTGTTACTCTACCATCAGATGAAATGCGAAGTTTTTCTGTTGATGATTCATTTTTAGTAGTATGAATAGAAAAATATCCATCTTGGTTAGATGCAGCACCAACCCATTCCCTTTCTTTACCAGCAATAATTCTTGCTGCTGAAACATTTAAACCTCCACCAGTTCTATCAAAGTTGAAATGTTGTTCAACTGTCATTGCACTACTAGTAGCAGTGGTGTTAGTATTCTTAAAATAGTGTATTATTTGACCATTATTATTTGCGGTTGAAGTTAATGATCCATTCGATCCGATGCGAAGTTTTTCAGCTGCATTACCTTGAGACGCTGTGTGGAATTGTAAATTTGTATATTGATTGTAGTTATCGGGATTATCACATAGAATTCTACCACCCCAATAATTGTGTGAAGCATTATGATTTTTAAATACAAATTCTATCTCTGCTCCACTTGAATTACTTTGATTTGATGTTCCTTGATATAAATTTCTAATTTGCATCGTTGCATTACCACTCGCAGCAGCAACATCTCTTCTAACGGTGAATGTTACATCAGAACTTGGGCCTGCTTCACCCACTCCAACTCGACCATCTGTTGTGATGCGAAGTCTTTCTGTCATTGTGCCAGAATTATTTCCAGTTTTAAAGGAATACGCACCATACTCACGAAATTCCATCGTATCACCACCAGTGATGGTAGAACCATCAGCGTTTGAAGATCCTCTTAATATAATTGCGTGATGATTATCTCCAGCCCATCTAACCATTCCTAAATCTTGACCATCAATACCATTCAGTGCAAGACCATTTTTTCCAGCAGTATGAACATGAATAGTTCCATTCATAACATCTAATGCTTTTCCTGGAACAGTGCTGTTTATACCAACATTACCAGAAGTATCAATTACAAACTTTATGGAGTCATCTTTTTCAATACTTAAGGCACTAGAAACATCATTAGATAATAAACTCCATTTAACAATACCTGCTGAAGTTAAATCTAGTCTTGCGGGAGTCGCACTCGCACCAGTTACCCTTAATACTGGAGTTGATCCTTGTACTTCTAAAAGTGTATCAGGATTTTCAGTTCCGATACCAACTTTACCATCAGATTTAATAATAACAGGAGCAGTTCTATTTGAAGGGAATAATTT